GATATTGAAAAATTAAAAGATGCAAATAGGGAGATGAAATACAATGGCAACGGGACGAATCACTAAAAAAGTTTTAGACCACATAGCTAAAATAAATAAAGAAGCTAAACAAATGAATTATTTAAAAGAATTAAAAAAATCTGTGGAACATGGTAAGAATGGTACACAGAAGTATGTAGTCAAAGAGGGTGAGAACAAAGGTAAGATATTATGATAGAGTCTGTGGTGGCCCTAATTATGTTTGTAGGAGCAGAGATCAAGGAGCACCGTATACAAAAAAATATGGCTTCATGTCTTCGTGGTAAGCGTCATGCTGAGAGACAGTACACACCTAACGTTACGTACAAATGTTTAAAAACTAAGGCAGAAACAGAGATATATTTAGGTGAAAAAAGTATTAAAAAGATTATACTAAATTAATGAATCTTTCACGAAACTTCAGCTTATTAGAGCTTACTAAATCAGATACAGCTATACGTTTAGATATAGATAACAATCCAAACGCAGATCAAATAGAAAAACTAAAAGCATTGTGTGAAAATGTTTTACAAAAAGTACGTGATCACTTCGGCAGGGTCAAGGTCACCAGCGGATACCGTTCCCCTGAATTATGTGCAGCGATAGGTAGTTCTGTAAATTCACAGCATGCCAAGGCCGAGGCCGCAGACTTCGAGGTTTTAGGCGTAGACAACGCTGAAGTTGCTGATTGGATAAACATGAACTGTACGACAGATCAGCTAATACTAGAGTTCTATACTCCAGGAGAACCTAACTCGGGGTGGATTCATGCATCATACGTACCCTTTCAACCAAGAGCACAATACATGAGAGCTTACAAAGAGAATGGTAAAACAAAATACAAACCAATTATTGGCAGAGCTGTAGATCTTGTATGAAAATAATACATTTATTTAACAAGATAGATACTGTTCAAGGACATTGCAGTGAATGTAAAGAAGAAACTATTTTAGTTGCTATCGTACAAGATTATTATAGATGCACTAATTGTGGTCACGATACCAGACAACATATTAATGGTAGAATTAGATATATGCAATTAACAGAGGAAGATAAAAAATTTTTAAGAGAGCATGGCAAGAAAATTTAAAGCATTTGTAGAAAGACCAAAACCTAGAAAAAGACCTAGGCGTCATGCAAAAAAACTAAACAAACACACTAAAAGACAGTATAAACCATACAATCGTCAAGGTCGTCCACAATAACTATACGCCAGTCCCAGGTTTTTTAGGGGGCACAACATATTTCTCACACTTAAATTGTGGATATAATTTACTAGCCACTACAGATTCTGGCGTAAAATAATCTCTTTCAAATATTACGTCGTGAGACTCCAATAAACCTTGTTTTACGCAAGTATAATAGTCATTAACTATCTTTGGATATCCAGGTGGGATCATACAGGTCTGAGCTACCTGTGAACAAATATAAACTGTTAAAAAAAATTTCATTGACAATTATCTTAAAATATATAAAAATCCTAATACTATAAAGTTATAAAGGAGTTTACACTAATGACGGACATAAGTAAATATAAATCGGTTGCATTGTCACACGATTCTTCTCAGAAGTTAGATAAGATTCGCAGTGTCATCGTGCCGCACACAAAGATATCGCGAGCTAAAGCTTTAGATATTATAATAAACGAGAAAGTGAGAAAATTAAATGGCAAACTATCTAAATCAAAAAACGGTATTTGAATTAGAACCTTTTAACCCCATAAGAAATTTATGGAGAAATGTTTTAATTGCATGTATCGAAGATGCTTTGAAAGAGGCTCATATTAAAATTAGATTTAATTTGGGTCCTGAAAAACGTTGGGAAAATATAGAATATTTTACAGATAATAATGTTGATTTAAATTTTATTTGTGAATCAGCTGGACTAAGTCCTATNGCTATAAAGAGAAATGTTTCAAAGTTATTAGAAGATATTGAAAATAGAAAACCTGTTAATCTGCCTTGGAAAAGATTATCTACAACCAACCCTGCAAACTTTTAATATGGATAATATACAAAGAGAAAGAAAAATGTGGCGTGAGTTAATAATATCAAACCATAAATTTATAAACAAACTATCAAACGAAATAATCAAACTAAAAAAAGAAGCGACTGTAGTTAGCGAAAATAAAAGTGATACAAAAGAAAGTGAGAAAAATGAATAATAATATAGAAAAAACTATGCAAGAAATTAGGAGTGAACTTAATAGTTCTAGTGGTGATATTTGCTACCACACTGGATTTTTAATGAAGGATATTCATAAAGATCCACGTCTTAAATTAATGGGTAAATGTTTTCTAGATCTTTGTGTNAAGAAAAAAGAAATCTACCTTTATCAAAAATTAGTCAAGAGATCTAAAAAACCTTTTGAACAACCTTCAACTTATGAATACTATGCCAGAAAAATTTCACAATAAAACTGAGATAGCATATCTAGCAGGTCTATTTGACGGCGAAGGGTGTGTTACTTTTAAAAAATATCCAAAAAATTACAAAAGAAAAAGTGGTAAAATTGATAGGTATAAGACCTGGAGTATCAGACTCGAAGTGTCTATGACTGATAAAAATGTAATTGAATACATACAAAAAGTTTTAAATGTAGGAACGGTTACATCAAGGAAACCTCACCATACTTCTATGGGTATAAGAATGCAATGGAGATGGCGTTGCACTCATAGACAAGCTTACAAAGTATGTTCTCTGTTTTATCCTTATTCAATTGTAAAAAAAGAAAAACATAAAAGTATAATTGATCATTACGAAAAGAAAGTAGTGGATATAAATGAATACAAAAAGGCAGCCAATGGCTAAGAAAGATATAGATAGAGTTAAAGGTAAAATAGAAGAGTTAATTAAAATAAAAACTCAAGCTTTAGTTAGATATAGAAAAGCTGAGTTTTGGATCCGTGATAACAAGGAAGAGTATTACGAAGTTGTACATGATTATAATAGTATTAAGTTTACTGTTAAGAATGCCATATCATTTAAAAAGGCTCCTTTTATAATTAAAGTGCAAGTATTTTTTTATACTCTGTTTAAAAAACCTCAGCTATCTTTAATTGGTTTTCCTTTACTACATAATGCCACGAAACATTTAATAGATGATTACTGGAGCTGTAAGAGAATGAAAAGCGATTTTGAAAGAGATCTTGATTATACGGAAGATATGATTGAGAAGGATAAAAATTTATACGATGAGACTGAGAAGCTTATTTATAAATGTAAAAAGATTGTAAATGATTGGGAGAGAATGGAGAGAAGGAAAAAGAGATGAACGAATATACTTGGAATAAAAAATTTGATTATCCAGCGTCAATACGATCTTTGATTAAAGGTGAGAGACACTATGATATAGGTGAAGATAAGTTACCTTCTGTAACTACCATACTNCAGGCTACACAAAGCGATGAGAAAAAAGCTAGTCTCCAGGACTGGAAGAATCGTGTCGGAAATGAGGCAGCGGAGAATATTAAGAATGAAGCTGCTAACAGAGGTAGTATCATGCACCATATAATAGAATGCCATTTGCTGGGCCAAAACCATGCCGATTTGACTGATTTGGGACAACAGGCAGGGTCTATGGCCAATGTTATTATAGATGAGGGTCTACGGGGCTCTATGGAGGAAATATGGGGTACTGAGGTGACTTTGTACTACCCAGGTCTATATGCAGGAGCCAGTGATTTAGTGGGTATTTATGAAGGGCGCGAAAGTATAATGGATTTTAAACAAACCAACAAGCCTAAACGTAAGGAATGGATTGATGATTATTTTATACAACTAGCGGCATACGCCATGGCTCACAACCAGATATACCATACGTCTATACAATCTGGAACAATTCTAATGTGCAGCAAAGATAATTATTTCCAAAAATTCACTGTTTCTGGAGTTGATTTTAAAAAATTTTCGTACGAATGGTTAAAAAGAGTTGACCTATATTACAAAAATCTAAGTAAAATGGAGGATAAATAAGGTGTCAGGCTTCAGGGATCATTGTTCCTATATATGTAATATGGTGAAAGAGAAATTTTTTTTTAAAAAATTTTTACAGAAAAAGTGGAACATTGGTACAAATGATTATTATTGTTGTATATCAATGTTTTTAGACGAAAAAGACACTGGTACAAGCTGGTACAAGGTGGTACAAAGTAAACCCAACGCGCGCACATGATTTTGATTATTTTGTTTAAGTGTTGTTTAGAAAAAATGCTATATAGGAATTTCTCATGACTCCAAAGAAAAGTAAATACAGATCAGTAGTGATAAAGAAAAAAAGATATTACTATTACAAAATTACCTGGGCCGATCCGACGGGTGATTCTGGGCATGCAGATAAACATGCCTCTTATAGTTTGTTACCATCTACGATGATAACTCACGCTTATGTATTTGATAAAAATAATAAATATGTTTGGACTTTTGCAAGTTACGAAGACAACGATGAATTATTCTCTGATAGGAATGTCTTCCCCAGAGGTTGCATCCTCAAGATGGAGAGGGTCCTCGTCTGATGTCGATTCTTTTTCAACAGATTTTTGCGATGGTAATTTTTTTACTTTTTGTACTAATTCTTCAACTTCAACTCCCTCTAGAATTGGAGAATAGTCGTCAATTATTTGTTTCATTCTTGATTCTAATTCTTCTGTCGATAGGTCTTCTAGTTTTCCAGTTCTTATTATCTTCTGCTCAATATATAGACCAGCCGCTTTACCTCGGGCAACTTCTGCATTCACAGCAGCCGACCAAGCTTTCTTTTCCCGAGCTTCGTCTCTAAGTTTACCTAACTCAGATACGTGATTTGCAAATGTGACTTCATATTTCTTTTGCCACTCTTCTCTAAGTTCACCTATATATTTTACAACTAATGGATATTTTTTTGGATTCTGTAATATACTAGCATGTTGTCTCGCTGAGTCTTTTGCATAGCCTGCTTCGATAGCACATTGAGTAGCTGTTTTTCTACCTTCCTCACATACAAGTAAGTTAGCAAATTTAATTTGTTTTTCAGTTAATACTTTTGGTAATCCCATGTCTAATTTGTCGCATTACAACACTTGAACTTTTACTATAACTTGATATATAAATCAATAGTTGTTAGTTTAATACACTTCTAACAACTAACTAAATGTTGTTATTTTTATTTAGTGTTTGATTGTAACAACCAGGCGTTGGCTTACGAAACCGTGGGAGATAACCATTCGGCTGATACTGAGCGCCTGGTATAAATTATGCAAGGAAAGTTATTAAGACAAGTTTTAGAAAAGATGATGAAGTCACCTTCTGCAGGTGAGGCCAGAGTACAAGTTTGTTTACCTGATGGTAAATTTTATGATGTAACTTCTTTGCAAATGCTAGAAAACAAAATAATTGGCCATAGAGAATCTCATAGATTAGTGTTTACTGTAAAAGCCGAGACTTGGAATATGGGTAAAGTTCTTAAAAAGATAGGTGAGTGAAGTTAGAATTTTCAGTNCCTGATAAAGTATATTATATATCTAATTTCTTAGATTATAATACATACAAGAAAATACACTACGCTGCTTTTAATCATGGTGTTTTAAATAATACCAAAGGTGATTGGGTAGATGGACTTTTGAAAGGNTATAAAGCTAGTCCATCTAAGTTTAGTTTACATGATTTTGCATACGTAGATAAAATAAAAACATTATTAACAGCTAATCCTTGGCATCCAATACCGAGAGATTTAAATTTTCAGTTTGTATTTCATTGTATGAGAGATCAGTCTGGTATTAATTGGCATGAGGATAGTGGTTATAAATATGGTTGTACCTATTACATAAACAAAAGGTGGAAACTTGATTTTGGTGGTGAACTTATGTTTCATATACCTGGTCAGTGTAACGGATTTTTGCCAGTATGGGGTAATTCAATGTTAATATTAAAAACTCCTGTTGATCATAAAGTCAATCCTGTAATGAGTCCAACAGTGCCCAGAATGACTATACAAACATTTATTGATTGATATTTGACATTCATTCAAAAAAAGATATAAATTAATTCATCATTAATAATAATTTCCACCTGTGGTCGTTTTATTCATAACTGTTAACCAGCCACAGGTGTAATTTAATTATGCTGTCATAGTGAAACCTGAAACTAAATTTTGGAATGAAGTTAAAAGAAAAACTAAAAATATATCTTGGATTCGAATTGAAAACCTTAGTGTTCCTGGTACTCCAGATCTATTGGGCTATAATAATCTTGGCCACTTTTTCACAGTAGAACTTAAATATACAAAAAATAACAAAGTTAAATTTTCTCCACATCAAATAGCTTTTCATGTGAAACATCCTGAGAATACTTTTATACTTATCAAGCAAGAGACTGCCTCTTCTTGCTCTGTAAAACTTTATGAGGGTAAAAGAATCCTGGAGCTTGACGCTTGCGGCTTGACGCTTGATGCTTGCCGCTCGAATCTGGATTCCAGTGTTAAATTTTTAGAGTCAATATGACAAAGTGACCTGCGACAATTTGTCGCAGGCCCTGGAGGATTTACTTTTTGTTTGCTTTCCAATTTTCAAACTCTTCTCGCTTCTTGTTTTCTGCCTCCTCTTCACGATTTATAGCTTCATACACCGCTGCATTGATACCTTCGATCTCTGCCCAGGTTTCAACCATCATCAATCTTCTGACGATTTGAAGCTTTCGGTGATCGTTGTAGTAACGATCAAGAGCTTTTTGATTGTCTGATCTCACGTTCTCTCCTTTGTTGTAGTATTTGTTTTGTAACTTCTTCTTCTCGATTAGCATAACTAATTGCCTGATCAATTTCTTGATTATGATTTAAGACCAGGTCCACAATTCTTCTAATCTTAGAATTGCTATGTCCGTTACAGTCCATCCACTGGATAACTTGTACCAGAGTGGATCTGTATGTTTCATCTCATATTCTCTCCTTTTTTTGACATAGCTAACAATCGCATTTTTAAACTTTTTTATATAGTGTCAATATCGTCGCAGCTTGTTGCTTGACCCCTGAACCCAGGTGCCTGCGACATTTGGTGGGAAGATGACAGATAGCCGCGCGACAATTTGCCGCACGCCCTGCGTCAATATGTCACGGCGGCTCCGCCTTCGGCGGAGCCGCCGCTTGTTTCCCGATACTTTAGAATATTATATATAACCATTTTTTTTGAGCCACGCGTCATGAATTGCTTGACGCTTGCTGCTCAGGCTCTTGTGGCTCTTCCTGCTTGTCGTCTTCTTCTTCCTTCTTTTCATTTTTTTCTCTTTCTTCTTTTAGTTGTTTATAATATTTTGGATGTTTCCAGGTAAACATTTAATGTTTTTTCTTGTGATTTTCTTTTAACCATTTAAAGAATTTTTTACAGTCTTCTAGATACCATTGCGGCAGCTTTGAATGATCTTCTAAAAACCAAGGCAGCAGGTCTCCGCGTTTAATTTTACTTCTTGCCATATGTTTTAACCATTTCTACAATTGTATTAGTTGTATCTAATTTATAACACAATAAACAATCTTTACATTTTTGACCCGTACAATTTTGTTTTTCTTTTTGTAAGTCTTCTTGCACATTGTTAAAAGTTTTATCAAAATATTTCGGCGGCTTTGAAAGTATATTATTTATCTTAGCATTGGAATATATTAAAATAAAATTTTTAGGCTTTTCATTGCCAGCATCAAAATATTTTTTGACTATATCAAATCTTTTTGTCCATAGTGAGAAGTTACAATGCGAATTTTTTTTCGCTATGTTAATATAATTAATTAAATTAATTTCATTGATCAATTCACCATGAGAATTAAACCTAAAATATGCATCCAAAATAGTAGGCAGGCCATCAGGGTGAAGTATTCTTTTACCAATTATATCACTGTTCCGCTGTAAGGCTGTTGCTACGCTCTTTCTATAGGTGTTAAGCATAGAGTGAGAATAACACCAGGTACAAATATTGTTAGGATCTTTTTTCTTATTTTGTTTTATACAATATTTATTTGTGACGGTGTTTGTTGAAATAGATTTAAAACCCTCCAGTTTACCTGTCATCTTAGATATATGAATCATAAATTACCTCTTTCGTTTAAATCTGTTTTTAACACGGACGCCAGGAGAAAAACATTTGACATATTGTCGCAGCTTGAAGCTTGAGTCCTCTGTCAATATGCAATTTTGACGCGCGTCAAAATGTCGCAGCTTGTTACCTATTACGTTTTTTTCTTTCATAATTTTTTTGATCGGTTCAATCGATCAGGCTGTCAGCCGTGGACATAGCACCAATTGAACCAATCAACTGAAGGCACAGTATTTTAGCCAACACCATGACGCGTTGTAACAGGATTACTGTATCACCTAACCAGAGAAGCCAGCCGCGTTATTTAACGGAGCCTGCTCCAGCTTAACTGATCCCAAGCCACTTGCCGAAGACCCTTTCGGGAGCTAGCCGTAACAAGGTCAAGTGGCCAGGGATCAGTAGGCGTGGCTTAACAACTTAATAAAGGAAGCCGTCCACCCCTGATCCTATCTGCTTTTGTAGGTGCAGATCCCCAGAAGATTTATAGTTTATAGCGCCGATAAATCTTCAAATGAGGGCGCAGAATTAGACAGTATCAGAAATAAAATTAATTGACATTGTCAATATTGTCGCACCCAATTTAGAATAATTCTAAACTGGCTTGACGCTTAACACTGTCAAGAAAATAAATGTCACGCGACAAAATGTCGCAGGGTTCCTGCGACAATATGTCAACTACCAAAAATATTTTTTTAGTTTATAAATTTTTTATTAACAACAAAAGAGGTAAAATATGAAACCAATACGATCAAACGAACTAGATTTTTGGAATGATTTTGTTGACCAAAAATTTAGAGATAAACAAGATGACATCAATACTGAGTTATCACAAAAAGCTCAAGAGGTATCGGATAAAACTCAAGATGCTTTTGTTAAAAAGTGTGGTGTTGAGGGTGATTTAAAAGAGTGTGAAAAATTATATCAAAAATACACTCATTTTAAAACTACCAAAAAAGAAAAGGAACTGGAACTATTTAAAGATTATGCCAATGCTTTAGAGATTGTTTTGGAAAAATTACAGCGATTATCTAAGAGCCGTAATTGGAGTTGTAGTTTTGGTAGTAATGATGACATGGAACCAGAAGACATAAGAAGGAAACTAAGAGACTGCAACTATGATGAAGCATATAGAGTAGCAGAAAAAAAACATGCTGTTTATAATAATCTAAAAAGAATAAAAGANAGTTGCAAAGTTTCAATTCATACTGGCGCAGATATTAAAGATGTAGTTTCAACTTTAAGTTATGAGATGCAAAAAGCCCAAATAGGATTGGATATACCAAATATTTTATTAGGTTTACCAAGAAAATAACTGCGACAATTTGGCAATTGATATTTATAAGGCAACTGATAAAGTTGCCTTATAACGAAAGTGAGGAAATATGAAAATAGGAACAAAAGTTTTAGTTGGTTGGAAGATGAAAAAATACGACAACAAATTTAAAACTAGACAAGGTATAATCGACGAGGCTTCAAGATTTTTTGTAGCCAAAAATGGAGATCATTGTTTGACTTTTTTAACTAGTGAGGGTCATAGAACTGCTGTCAATTATACTGTTAAACCATTAAAGGGGGGAAAATGACAGTTCAAAATCAAGATATACAACATGTTCAAACCGAAAANAAAGCAAAAGAATTTGAACGAAAAAAAGAATTAAGAAATCAAATAATTTCATTTGCAGAGACGGGAACCCTGCATCAACTAAATGAGATTGTTTGTGAAATAAAAAGATTGGAAGGTAATTACTCAGACAACTAGATTTCATGTTCCCTCGTGAAAAGCACTCGCGTCAATAAGACAAATTGACGCGGGTGTGACTGTTTCTTTTTGCCACTGCGACAAAATGCCTCATGCGTCAATAAGTCGCAGGGGGCCTTCGGCCCCCTGCTTGTTTCCCGATACGTTATGTTATTTTTTTTATTTTATATCTGATGCGCATTGTAGAATCCCGATGCATTTACATTTACCATTCGGGAAACCAGTTAACTCATCAAACATTTTATGATTATCAAAACCTAACTTGATGCAGGCTTCTTGAATATCCTGGAATGTAAACAACATATTCTCAGTTGCTTGCACCATTCCTGGTCTTGTTTCTTTTGGAACTATTTTCATTTATCCTCCGTGTTTAAGTCTGTTACTTCTTGATGAGTTTTAGTCCAAAAGAATTCCATATTAGAATGAATTGGAGTNATCACCCGATCAGATTTAAGGAATGGCATTCTATTTCTTAAATACTCACCCGCTTTTTCTAGCGCTTCTATTTTATTATCAGCTTCTACAATTTCAGAGAAACCTTGCGCCTTTATTTCAAAGTTAACTAGATATTTCATTTATCCTCCGTGTTTATTAATTAATAATTAATACATAAAAACATTTTAAATTATATAAGACACAATGTCGCAGGCGCTGCCTGCTGGCTCGCTCGCTTCGCTCGCTCGTAGAGGTACCAAACTGGTCTGGAAATTTGAACTTTTTTTATAAACCAATATAGTGTACAAAAAAAGGGGTCCCTACATATACCCATATATACAAACATTTATATGATTATAGACCTAAAATACTTTTTGGTACCATATGGAAATAGACATAGAAAAATTAAAAAAATTTGAAAAACTTCCTGCTGATGTAAAAAGACAACTTGGTTTGTACATGGCCAAATGGCAAGAGAAGAAAAAGGAGTCTCAGATCAGAGACGATTTTATGAGTTTTGTAAAACACGTTTGGCCTGATTTTATTGAAGGGTCCCATCATAAACAGGTCGCAAAAAAATTTAATGATATTGCAAATGGAAAAGTAAAACGTGTTATAATTAATATGGCACCTAGACATACTAAGTCTGAGTTTGCATCTTATCTTTTACCTGCATGGATGGTGGGTAGAAATCCTAAATTAAAAATTATTCAATCTACAAATACAACAGAATTATCTGTAAGGTTTGGTCGTAAAGCAAAACAACTCATGGACTCTGCGGAATACAAAGAAGTATTTCAAACAAGACTCAAAGAAGACTCACAAGCTGCAGGTAAATGGGAGACACAACAAGGTGGTGAATATTATGCTGCTGGTGTTGGATCTGCTATTACAGGTAGAGGTGCAGATCTTTTAATTATTGATGACCCACATACTGAACAAGATGCAATGAATAATTCAGCTCTTGAGAGAACATACGAGTGGTATACATCAGGACCTAGACAACGTCTTCAACCTGGTGGCACGATTGTAATTGTTATGACTCGTTGGAATGAAAAAGATTTAGCAGGAAGATTAATCAAAGCACAAAAAGAACCTAAAGCAGATCAGTGGGAGGTTATAGAGTTTCCTGCTATACTTCCATCAGGTCAACCTCTTTGGCCTGAATACTGGTCTTTAAAAGATTTAGAATCTGTTCGTGCATCAATTCCATTATCAAAATGGAATGCACAGTACATGCAGAATCCAACTGGAGAAGAAGGCGCGTTGATAAAAAGAGAATGGTGGCAAAACTGGGAAGGTGATCTTCCTGCACTACAACATGTCATACAATCTTACGATACAGCTTTTATGAAAAAACAAACCGCCGACTATTCTGCAATTACAACTTGGGGAGTCTTTCAACCTGATGAAGACAGTGGACCCTGTCTCCTGTTGCTTGATGCATTGAAGGGACGATATGAGTTTCCAGAACTACGTCGTATTGCATTAGAACAATACGGCTACTGGAATCCAGAAACAGTTATTGTTGAGTCCAAAGCATCAGGACTTCCTTTGACTTATGAACTTAGAAAAATGGGTATACCTGTTGTTAACTTTACACCTTCTAAGGGTAACGATAAACATACTCGTGTAAATTCAGTCTCTCCATTATTTGAGTCTGGTAAAATCTGGGCTCCAAAAGATATGGAGTTTGCTCAAGAAGTTATAGAGGAATGCGCTTCTTTTCCGTTTGGAGATCACGATGACTTGGTAGATTCAATGACCCAGGCTGTAATGAGATTTAGACAAGGTGGATTAATACAACATCCAGAGGACTATAAGGATGAACCTTTACAACAAAAACAAAAGGTGTATTATTAGGATATGGCAATAGAAAAAGAAAAATACGAANACATTATNGACGCTTACGAAAAAGGTNTAGGAGTTGAGCCAGGAGAATCTTTAACAGATTACATAAAAAGAGAAAATATAAAAATCCAAGAAATCGACATTGACGACATGGACGATGAGTCTGGCATCAAGAGTTTAAATAAAAATATGGCTGGCATGGGTGGAGTCATGAAATATTTTGAAACTCCATACGGTTTTGATAGAGCAGNATTTGAAGATGCAATTATACAATTTCAAGATTATCAGGATAGTGGTGGAGACTTAGGATTCCATGATTTTGTAGTAAATGAATTTTTAGGAATAGTTAAGAAAGAAGATAAAGCTCCATCAATTAAAATGGCGTCTGAGACTCCAGAAGAAGAATTTGATATGATGATGGAGTCAGAAATATTAGGTGAATTTGACGAGTATAAAAAAAATAATCCTGGAAAAACNTTTGATGATTTTATGAAAATAAAAAGCATGCAAATGTCAGAGGCTCCAGATGACACTAAAACAATATTAAAATTAATGGAAGATAATAACATGTCTTTTGAAGAGGCTTCTAATTTTTTAAGAATTGAAAAATCCAGAAAAAACAAACCTAAAGAACCTGTAGAGCCTAAAAAGATAAAACTTGCAGAAGGTGGACTTTCATACCTAATGGGTATGTAATGACAAAAAGACTTACTAGGACAGTNCCACCTAAATCAGGNCCCACTCCTCAAGGGTTGAATTTAAAATATAATACTGTTAAAGTGGTAAGATTGGAGAAACAAAATGGCAGACATAGACAAGGCTCTACCAAACGAGCCTAGAAAACAAATAACCATCCCTGGCGAAGAAGAAATTCAAGAAACAATTGTTGAAGAAGTTGAGAAATCAGAAGACTCACCAGATCAAGTTGAAGTACAAGAAAACGAAGATGGATCCGTTGATATAGATTTAGATCCTGCAGCCGCAACACCAGAAGGCGGTGATGAACATTATTCTAACTTAGCAGAATTTTTACCTGAAGATGCATTAGGAAGATTATCTTCTGATTTAAATTCTAAGTACATGGATTATTCTATGTCTAGAAAAGATTGGGAAAGAGGTTATACTCAAGGTTTAGACTTATTAGGATTTAAATATGACAATAGATCGGAACCGTTTCAAGGTGCTTCGGGTGCTACGCATCCTGTTTTGGCTGAAGCCGTTACGCAATTTCAAGCGCTCGCTTATAAAGAGTTACTCCCAGCTGATGGACCAGTCAGAACACAAATCTTAGGATTACAAACTCCAGAAAAAATTCAACAGTCTGAACGAGTAAAAGATTTCATGAACTATCAAATTATGGATCAGATGAAAGAGTATGAACCAGAATTTGATCAGATGTTATTTAACTTACCTTTAGCAGGATCAGCTTTTAAAAAAGTTTACTATGATGAAATGGAAGGAAGAGCNGTTTCAAAATTTGTTCCTGCAGATGATTTGATTGTTCCGTACACGGCTACCTCATTAGACGATGCGGAAGCAATCATTCATAAAGTAAAAATTTCTGAGAACGATTTAAGAAAACAACAAGTAAGTGGTTTCTATAAAGACATAGATTTAGGAAGCCCAGAAGATAAAGAAACCGATGTAGAGAAAAAAGAAAGAGAACTTGAAGGAGTTACAAAAACTAAAAACGAAGATGTATTTACATTATTAGAATGTCACATTGATTTAGACTTAGAAGGTTTTGAACAACTAGATGAAAACGGTGAGCCTACAGGAATTAAAGTTCCATACATTGTAACTCTAGAAGAAAGCTCACGTGAGATTTTATCTATTAGAAGAAATTACGAAATTGGAGATCCGAAGAGAAACAAAATACAATACTTTGTCCACTTTAAATTTCTGCCAGGACTAGGTTTTTATGGCTTCGGTCTCATCCATATGATTGGTGGTTTATCAAGAACTGCAACGTCAGCTCTTCGTCAATTATTGGATGCGGGTACGCTCTCCAACCTACCCGCAGGATTTAAAATGCGTGGCATCAGAATTAGAGATGACGCACAATCAATACAACCAGGTGAGTTTAGAGATGTAGATGCACCAGGTGGTAACTTGAGAGATTCATTTATGATGCTACCATTTAAAGAACCATCACAGACATTATTATCTTTGATGGGTATTGTAGTTCAAGCAGGTCAAAGATTTGCATCTATTGCTGATATGCAAGTTGGCGATGGTAATCAACAAGCTGCAGTTGGAACCACAGTTGCATTATTAGAACGTGGTTCAAGAACTATGTCTGCAATACACAAAAGAATTTACTCAGCTCTTAAACAAGAATTTAAATTAATGGCTAGAGTATTCAAATTATATCTACCACAAGAGTACCCATATGATGTAGTTGGGGGTCAAAGAATGATTAAACAAACAGACTTTGATGATAGAGTAGATATATTGCCAGTTGCTGACCCCAACATTTTCTCTCAAACTCAGCGTATCTCAATGGCGCAAACAGAATTGCAACTGGCAACTTCTAATCCACAGATGCACAACATGTACAATGCGTACAGAAATATGTATGAAGCGTTAGGTGTTAAAAATATTGATTCAATATTAGTTAAACCAATGGCACCTATGCCAAAAGATCCTGCATTNGAACATATCGATGCATTAGCTGGTAAACCTTTTCAAGCTTTTCCNGGTCAAGACCATAGAGCNCANATAACTNCTCACTTAAATTTTATGGCAACTAACATAGCAAGAAATAATCCGATGGTTATGGCTAGTTTAGAAAAAAATATTTTTGAACACATAAGTTTAATGGCTCAAGAACAAATTGAATTAGAGTTTATGCAAGAATTACCACAACTACAACAGATGCAAATGATGGCTCAACAAAATCCACAGATGCAACAACAAGTTATTGACATGCAACAAAAGATAGAAGCAAGAAAAGCACAGTTGATAGCCGAGATGATGGAAGAATTTATGAATGAAGAGAAGAAAATTACATCACAATTTGANAATGATCCAATTGCAAAACTAAGATCTAGAGAATTAGACCTAAGAGCTCAAGAAAATGCTAGAAAAGAGCGTGAAGGTAAGGAGAGAATGGATCTAGATAA